CATCATCGGCTTCGAATCTGTAGAAGCAGATATTGTCTCTCAGCTCTGCACGCTTCCGCAAGTTCGAAATGCTGACCGGTGATGTGTTTCATTGCGTGTTGGTATGCTGATCGGGCCTGATCGTCATCGAGGTCTTCATCTATATATACACTATATCCGTCATCCTCACTGTTCGGCACGACCATTTCGTGGACAGTGCCAGGAAGCGAAACACGATAAACGTATACATTTGCCATCAATCATCTATCCCTTTTAATCTTTTCAACAGGTCGGCAGCCATCTGGAGGTCTTTCGGATCGGAGTCGCGGGCAGCATCGAACAGGATGCGCAAGTCGTGATTCTCGAATAATTCCTGTGCAAGCTTCGCCGTCTCGGGGTTGGTATAGTATCCCTCGGAATCGGCATCGTCATCTTTCCAACCCATAATGTATTGAGGCGTGCAACCATATATTTTTGCATACTGCTCAATTATGTCATATGGAATATTCTCAATGTGTAAGTACATTATAATTGTATATTACATAAAATGCAAATTATTTTGAGCAAAATGCAAAAACATGCTTGCATAACATGCAAAGCAGTGCTATTATACTTGCATGCGGTACAAGTTCCGCGAAGTGAAGGTTTCGTTTTAAAAAGGAGGATAATTTGTATAAGGTGGACACGAAGGCGCTTCAGAAAGCTATGATCGATGCGGACATCAAAACCATCGAACAGCTGTCTGAGTTAACGGGAGTAAATAGAAATACGCTCTCTGATATAATCAATGGTAAAATTTTCCCATCCAGTATGGTTATGTCAAAACTTGCATCCTGTTTAAAACTCACAAGTGAGGACGCTGGACGAATTTTTTTTACTCCAAAACTTGCATAATGTGCAAGAATGCGGGAGGTAAATATGGGCAAACTCAATAGGCACGACAATTTCGAACAGTCTCTTAGAGTTCACGGCGTAAAGATGGGGCTGAACAGCATCGGCGCAATCGGTGAGCATCTGGGGTATATCCCTCAGACGTTCCGGAAGAAAGTGCACACGTTGTATTTCACGTTTCCGGAGCTGGTACAGCTTTTTAAGGTATTGCGCTATACGGATGAAGAGATTGCGGAGGTGATGACATGACGAGAACCGAAGAACTGGAAGCATGGGCACGAACTCAGAATCGAATCACTAACGGGTACATCCGGAAGCGATTCGGTGTGGATGAGGAAATAGCTCAGGACTATTACGACTATTTGAAACAGGTCGGAATCATCGGAAGTATGGGCTATGTGAACAAGGAGGCAAGGACATGAAACATTTATGGGTAAAAGCGAGTACAGAAGTATTCGAGGATGGTGGCAAGAGCATCCAATACACATGCGAAGACTTCCCTGGCGTTTCCGTATACAGCAATACGCAATTCATGCCTCATACATGGGACAACGGAGGATGGATGTATCACGGCTATTACGTAGAAACTTCAGGGAGATTTAGAAAAGACTTCAGAACACTCAAGGAAGCAAAGGCATTTGTAGAGAACGGAGGACTGGAAAATGCGAATCGGGGTTGATGTGACACTGAACCAGAGAGATCTGCAGCGCCTGCGCCGGCTCGATCGAAAGATTGACAAGCTGCAGCGGAAGGCAGAGCGGGCCGTGAAGGGTGTCGGTGACTTCATCGGTATGACGATGGCCGGTATTGGTGTGGTCACGTTCGTGCTGGCCGTGATCTCCGCGGATGGAGTTCCGACCGAAATGCTTAACGGCTGGGTGTTCGTCACGCTGATCGGGATGCTGATCGGAGTCGGCGGGTGCTGGTTGCTTGGATGGATGAGGGAATAGGAGGTTGATATGTTGGTGAAATCGAAAGAGCTAATAAGAATTCGGGCGGAAATCGATGACGCTTGTGATGATGTGTATAGCGACGTTCTTCACTTCAGAGAAAAAGGCGAGATAAATAACCAGCTGATTGCGCGAATGGCACATTCACATTTATTGAGCGCGTATCTGACGCTTTTGAATGCTATCGAACTGATCGAGGAACTGGAGGATAGAGAATGACAGATGAAACCAGAAAGCGCCTTCCTGGCATCATCGAGCGAATCGATGAGCTTCGGGATGAAGTGGAGAAGATTCATGAAGCCGAGGTGAATGAGTGCCAGGAGAGGCGCGAGGAGATGGACCGTGTGGCGCGGCTCGACGCAGCCAACAAGGCCGAACAGCTTTATGGTGCTTATGTATCACTCGATGATGCGTCGAGACTTTTAGCGAACTTTTAGGAGGTAACGAATGGCAAAAGACATTTATGACAGACTCGATGAAGATATGGACCGCATGGAGCTGATGGGCCGTGTGAAGGCGACTGTCGCATATCTCACGGACTTTGGGCGGGATTACGATATGGAACCAACGCGGGCAATGCGGGCCATTCTCAGAGGGGCAGAAATGAATGACCTGTATGGCCGTGTGTGTGCTCTGATCGGATATATCGCCGGAGACATCTGCCCGACAGAACATGAGAAGCTCGTTTTTGAGATGGTCACAGGTGAGAAGTTTGAGAGAACAGAAAAGCCCGAAGATGCGGGAACATCAACGGGCTCAGGTTTCGGAATAATGACCAACAGAATTCCGTCTCCAGTATAACACAGGAGGTTAGAAAATGATTCACGTTTTAGACGAATCCGAATGGTACGGCGACCGTACACGGATCTATTACGCCGATACCGTTCAGGAATTTACCGATAGCCGGTTCGGCGGGCTTCCGACGAAGGATGCCAGGAATAACGTTTATGAGGACTACTTAGAGAGCTACACGAAGGACGACCGCGGCGGGGTCCGCTTCACAGTGGTCAGTCCGTCCGTGAGATAGGAGGGAGATATGTCAAAAATCATCGCCGTTATGGGTGAGTCCGGTGCTGGTAAGACAACCAGCATGCGGAACCTCGACCCGAAGACAACCATGTACATCGATTGCGATAAGAAGGGGCTCAGCTGGAAGGGCTGGCGCGAGCAGTACAACAAGGAAAACAAGAACTATATCGTTTCGGATGATCCTGACTATGTTCTGAAGATGGTTCAGATGGTCAGCAATTCGCCGGACTTCCAGCATATCAAGGTCGTCATCATCGACACGCTCAACGGCCTCATGGTCGCGGATGAGATGCGCCGGATGAAGGAAAAGGGCTATGACAAGTGGCAGGATCTGGCGGCCAGCGTGTACAACCTCGTAGACAAGGCGCTGACCTTCCGCGACGACCTGACCATCATCTTCACGGCCCACACGCAGACCGATCGGGAAGACAGTGGCTATATGTTCACGCATATCAAGACATCCGGCAAGAAGCTCGACAAGATCGTGCTCGAAAGTAAGTTCCCTGTCGTTCTTCTCGCGAAGGTCATGGACGGAGCTTATAAGTTCGAGACGAAGGCTGATAACTCGACGGCCAAGGTGCCAATGGGTGCCATCGAGGAGCAGTATATCGACAACGATATCACGAAAGTGATTGATGCGTTAAAAGACTATTAAACCAGAGGAGAAGAACACATGATTAGAAGATTCAATGATTACGAGACAACACAGAGCTATGGCACCTTCGAGCAGCTGCCGAAGGGGGCCTATGAGCTTGTGGTTATGGGGGTACAGGTAGAGCAGAACAACAATGGCCAGTATCTGAAGATCGCTTGTGATGTTGCGAAGGGCCCACACATCGGATTCTTCCGGAACGACTACGACAACCAGCAGAGAGAAGACAAGAAGTGGCACTGTAATTATTTGCTCAACATTCCGAAGGATGACGGCACAGAACAGGACGGATGGACGAAGCGCCGTTTCAAGACCGTCATGGAAGCCTTCGAGGATTCCAATGGTAGTTATCGCTGGAACTGGGATGAGCAGACCTTAAAGGGCAAGCGGATCGGCGGCCTGTTCAACCTCCGGGAGTATCAGGACAAGAATGGCGCGTCAAACTGGAGCACGAACCTCGCGCAGCTCGTCAATGTGAAGTGCATCGAAGACGGCACCTATAAGATGCCGGCGGATAAGCCTCTGAAGAATTCAAACGGTGGATCTCGCCCATCTGCAGACAGCTTCGTGAACTCTGGCACCGACAACGCGGAATTTAATCCGTTTGCGTGATGGATATCTTCGACCAGAAGGAAGTCTTAAAACATTTTAGTGTGCTGGTTGATACTCGAGAACAGCCGTCGAAGCGGGCCGATAAGCGTTATGAGGCTTTCGGCTCGCCTTATGAACGGGCCAAGCTCGATTGTGGAGACTATACCTATAATGCGATCCTGCCGGACGGGTCCGCGATTCACGATCCGACGAAGAACGTGATCCCGCTGGTAGCGGTCGAGCGGAAGATGTCACTGGATGAGCTGGCGCAATGCTTCACGCACGATCGGCAGCGTTTCAAGCGTGAGTTCGAGCGAGCGCAGGCACACGGATGCCGGATCTATCTGCTCTGTGAAAACGCCACGTGGGAGAATCTGATAAACGGAAAGTACCGGAGCAGATTCAACCCGAAGGCGTTTATTGCGTCCATCATCGCCTGGCAGATCCGTTATGATATGCAGCTGCTATTCTGCAAAGAAGAGACTTCCGGCGCACTGATAAAAGAAATCCTGTATAGAGACTTAAAGGAGCGGCTGGAAAATGGAGAATTTGGATAAAGGATACATTAAGCTATACCGTTCCGTACGTGATAACTGGATATGGGATGCAGGACCCTATGACAGGGCTCATGCATGGATTGACATTCTGTTATCGGCGAGTCATTGCGATACGAAAATGTTGTTTAATGGCAATTTGATAACGGTCAAGCGTGGGTCTTTCATTACCAGCATAAGGAAATTAGCAGCTCGATGGGGATGGAGCCTTGAAAAGACGATGAAATTCCTAAATGAGCTGGAAAAGGACGGAATGATAGCCAAAGAAAGCAACAGTTTCCGAACACTCTTAACCGTTGAAAAATATAGCATTTATCAGGATAAGCCGAACACCAAACCGAACACCAAAAAGACACGCGCCGAACACTCACCGAACACCAACCCGACACAATCAATGAATTATAAAGGAATTCAAAAGAATGAGAAAGAATATAAGGGTCCTTCGGACGGCACGGCTTCAGCTGAATCGGACGATGACGATGAAGGGTGGATGAGCCCGGACGAAGCCAGGGCGGAGTATGAAAGGATGAAGCAGAATGAAAAGCATGTATGAGTTCGCAAGGGATGATGCTTTTCGGTTTGCGAATTCCGTCGGGGCGAAGACGCGGGTCAGAGGGGACGAATTACAGTTTGTGGATTGCCCGTATTGTCACGGAGCGAGCAGAGGGGACAAGAATACGTTCTCGATCAATCTCGATAACGGAACCTTTAACTGTATGCGGGCATCGTGCGGAGCCCATGGCAACATGATCACCCTTTCGAAGGACTTCGATTTCTCGCTGGGAGACGAAGCAGATGAATACTTCCGAGGCCTGAAGCAGTACAAGCGACTCGCACAGACAAAGGTCGATTCGAAGCCGGTCGCCATCCAGTACCTCGAGCGCCGAGGCATCCCGGAAGCCGTAACGAAGCAGTATGAGATTACGGCGAAGGGTGACAGCACTTCAATCATCGCGTTTCCGTTCAGAGACGACAAGGGAAAGCTCCAGTTTGTCAAATATCGGAATATAAGCTTCCAGAAGGGCGATAAAGGCGCTAAAGAGTGGTGCGAGGAGAATTGTAGGCCTATCTTGTTTGGGATGAATCTGTGCGATTCTGAGGCCTCTAGGACGCTTGTTATGACGGAAGGGCAGATTGATTCGCTGAGCTGTACGGCGGCAGGCATAAAGAATGCCGTATCGGTGCCGACTGGTAAGAACGGATTCACCTGGGTGAGGTACTGTTGGGATTTCCTCGGGAAGTTCGAAGCGCTCATCATCTTCGGAGACCATGAGCGCGACGAAATCACGCTTCTGGAAGAAATGAAGGTCCGATTTCACGGAACTGTGAAGCATGTACGAGCGGAGGACTATCGCGACTGTAAAGACGCGAATGAGATCCTGCAGAAGTACGGACCGGAACAGATCCGGAAGTGCATCGAGAACGCCATACCGGTGCCGGTGGAGCTCGTCCAGGACATGGCCGATGTGGTGGATGAAGATCCGTTTAAGGTGGAAAAGCTGGCCACCGGTATCAAGGAGCTGGATGCCAGACTTCACGGAGGTCTTCCGTTCGGTAACGTTCATGTCGTCGGCGGAAAGCGTGGCGATGGTAAATCGACCTTCGGCAGCCAGCTGATCGCGTCAGCACTGAAGCAGAAACAGCCGTGCTTCGTTTATTCCGGTGAGCTCCAGAAGGGCAATGTTAAATCATGGCTCGACTCACAGATCGCGGGGCCTAGAAACGTCATCGTGAACAAGGAAGCGGACGGCAGCATTAAAAACTGGTTCGTGTCGAAGAACAATCGGGCCATCATCAGTGAGTGGTACAGAGGCCGGTGCTTCATCTATGACGGTGATCAGATCAAAGAGGATGAGCGCGAAGATCTTCTTAAGACGGTCGAAAGTGTCATCCAGCAGAACGGTGTTCGTGTGGTCCTGCTCGATAACCTGATGACCGCGCTCGACCTAACCACACAGCAGAACACGGACAAGTACGAACGGCAAAGCTATTTCGTGAAACGGCTCGCCAGCATTGCCCGACGCTATAACGCCTGCATCATCCTGGTGGCGCACCGCCGAAAGAGCAGCGGATTCGATAGCCCTGACTCGAACGACGAAATCAGCGGATCAGGAGACATTACCAACCTCGCGGGCGTGGTGCTCAGCTATGACCGGCTCAGCAAGCACGATTTAGACGAATTCAGAGGAACAGACAAGGATAGGAAGCTCATCATCGCGAAAGAGCGTTTATTCGGAAACGTGGATTTTAACGGCATCATCCTGCATTACGAGATGCTGTCGAAGCGGATCTATGGCGATGGTGATGATGAAGCAGAAGATTACGGATGGGATTTCACCGGTACGGCAGACACGCCGGACGATGATTATAACCCGTTCGAGGATGGAGGATATAGTGATTAACTTAAAGCCAATTCCCAATCGAGATGTGCAGGCTATTTCAGCAGCATGTTTCGAGTGGTGGAAGCGGTACAACAAGCTGTCGAACGCGGATCCAGACAAGGGCCGGCACTTTACGGAAGCTGTATGGTCAGAAATCTGCGGATATACGGACGACAGCGGAGTGTGCCACAAGGGGACCTTCGATGAGGTCTATGACAAATACCCGTGCGAGTTCACCAGCAACATGCTCGGCGTGTTCCTGGAAGAGCTGCAAGCCAGAGATCGCGGCAGCTATCACGCGATCGACTACGAAACGGACAGCGCATTTACGCGGGCGCTGAACCGGATCAACTACAGGAGGAATGTGAATGAAATCTACAGTCTTTAGAGGTGAAACGGATGCTTGATTTATTGGGCCTGTTGCCGGTGCTGACGTTCATCGTGCTGGTGGTATGGCTGCTTTATACATTGTGAGGTAAGTGATGGGAACGAGAAAGGTAAAGTGTGAGCTTTACAATGACAGTATGCAGAACTGGAAGGGCTACCCGATCCAGAAAGCGCAGCTGATCATTGCAGATGTGCCGTATAACGTTGGCCGGAACTTCTACGGAAGCAATCCAACATGGTACATCGGGGGAGACAATAAGAACGGCGAAAGTAAGCTCGCCGGTAAGCCAGGCTTTGCAAGCGATTTTAATTTTAACCTGTATGAGTACTTTCATTTCTGTTCACAGCTCTTAAAAAAGGAGCCTAAGAGCGGATGGAAGTCAGCAAGAGGACGCTCGAGTGATGCACCGTGCATGATTGTGTTCTGCTCATTCGAACAGACCTCCACGCTGATCCAGGCGGCGAAGAAGCACGGCTTCGTGAACTACATCCCGCTGGTATTCGTGAAGGACTACAGCCCGCAGGTGCTGAAGGCCAACATGCGGATCGTCGGCGCGACGGAATACGCGCTTGTGTTCTACAAGGACAAGCTGCCGAAGTTCCGGAACGGGGTGCAGATCGGCGAGGATGGGAAGAATATCCGCGGAACCGGCCACATGGTTTTTAACTGGTTTTCGTGGGAACGCGACAACAAGGACATCCCGAAGATCCACCCAGCACAGAAGCCGGTCAAGGTCCTGAAGCAGCTGATCGAGGTCTTTACTGATCCGGGCGATGTCGTCATTGACCCTTGTTTCGGAAGCGGATCCACAGCACGGGCATGCATGGAGCTGGGGCGCTCGTTCTACGGCTTCGAAATCAATCACGATTTCTATAACAGAGCCGTGAACGAGATGTGTAAGTTGCCGGAAACGAATCAGATCGACATGAATGAATATATGGAGGCGATGGCATGATTAAAGAGATCGGAGAAGCGGCCATGCTGGAGATGCTGGCCGAGGAGCTCGTTGAATGTGCTCATGAGGTCCTGAAGCTGGCACGGATCAAGCGTGGTGAGAACCCGACACCGAAGACCGAGAAGGAGGTCAGGGCATCGCTTCGGGAGGAGTGGAGCGATGTTATTCAGTGCTCGAAAGAGCTTAACTTAGATGTTGATTGGAATCAGATCGAGATGAAACGGCAGCGCTTCGAACAGAGATGGAAGGAGGCACAGAATGAAATACCGGATTGAATTAACCGACATGCAGCTTAATGCAGTACTTCGGGCCGTCAACCTTATGATGCGGACCGGGATTGGCCAGACGGACGATCTGACCGAATGGCTCGTAATGATGGGAGACACTATCAAGTTCGATACCAGCACGGAACAGGGCAAGCGGGTATTTGAGAACTACTATCATACACGCGAGGCGATCAGGCCTGTGCTCGATGGTGTGATGCGTGGCTGCTGGCAATATTCCAGCACCATGAAATCTATCACAGTGCTGGAGCTGGAAACCGTTTATGATGTGCTACGGCATCAGGAATGGTTGGATGCTCCGACAAAATTAGATTGGGATGTGCGAGGCCGTGAGCCAATGCAGTGGGGCAACGAGCCGATCCCGAAGATTGAGAGGGTGGAATGATGAGCGATAAAAGAAACTACGGATTCAAAAACAGCAATTCAAAAGACGGAACGAAGTCAACAATGATTTATAGAGCTCAGGCGGAAAGGCTGGTTGCGTACTGTAAATTGAAGAATCTAAATGTGACGCATTATGTGAACGAGTGTATCGACCGGTGTCTCATTGAAGACTACACGAAGACACTGCAGGATATGTCAAAGGACGATTTGATTGAAATGATCAAAAAGAACGGAAATATCAAGCTTTAATCATGAGAATCCAATTCGGTGACGCCAACAAAATGGTAGGAGGTGGATGATGAGAGACCCTATTGATCATATCGCAACTAATGTAGCACTGATATGCGCTCTTCTTCTAGCAGACGAAGACGAGGACGAGGACGAGGTGGACGAATGACCATTTTCGTGAGGTCACGAAATTGATAGGAGGTAGACGATGAGTCTTAGCAGAAAATATCGCCGGGCCATGGAGCGGAAACTTTTGAAAGACCGCGATCCGATGGCGGAAATCAAGCGCGCATCCTCCGAGGTATATGAACGGCTGCATGATCGGGCCGTCGATAAAGATACGCATGATCTGGTTTCGGCCATGTACTACTTGATCGGCCTGGCACTCAAGCAGGAATACGGTTTCGGAGCGACGCGCGTCATGCGAGTCTATCAAAACATCGATAACCAGCTCGAGAAGTGGCAAAGCGGAGAACTGAAAAGTACGGACTTCCGGAAGATGGCCATGGACGAACTCGGCATTGATTTACAGATACAGTGAGGTAGCGATGGCGAAGAAGCGAAAGAAAACAAGGGCAGAAGCGAAGAAAATCAAGAACATGATCATGGAGAAGCTCGCAGATCCTGGCAAGGACACAAGCGAGATCGCCCAGGAAATCGGTCGGAGACCACCGTATATGTATACGGAACTCTGTCCTGATCCGAACTACAGACCATGACACCGGAGGCATGAATGAGCGCAAAAGAATATCTAATGCAGATCCGACGACTGAGCGACCTAATCGCATCCAACAAGCGGAGGATTGAAGAATTAGAATTAAATATTGGCGGTATCAGAGCAATAGACTATTCTGGTGATAAAGTTCAGACATCGCCGAATGATGTAATGGCTGACAGCATTGCGAGGCTGGTAGATCTACAGCAGGACGTAATAGCTCAGACCGTCGAGCTTCAGAACAAGAAGGACGCGATGATGAGCAAAATCAGACACCTTGATGATTTGAGATATGTCAATCTACTTACGTATAGATACATTGATTGTCTTCGTTGGGAGCAGATCGCAGTCAACATGAACGAGACTATGCGCCATATATTCCGAATTCATGGGAAGGCACTTGCTGAATTCGAGCGGGCTAATGGCGATGCATTGAAAATGTCATAACATGTCATATGGTTAAATGATATAATAGTATGGTCGAAGAAGGGGATGAGGGAAACCTTATCCTCTTTTTTGATACCTCTCTCTTGTTGCTAAATAGTTGCTTGAGCAGTTTATCTGCTCAGCACAACCGGATGAGAGTATAAAGCCGGTATATAAATACTCTAGGCGGGTCGAAATGATCCGCCATTTTTATTAGCTGTTACCTACTTTTAGATGCTCCGGGGCTTTCCTCCTATCACCCGGAGTATATGGATCATAGGCCGGTGCCTCGCCCACTTGCCAGGGCGCGCGGTTCGACTCCGCCTTGATCTATTTAGGAGATGTCATGACAAACCCACGTTATTCTAACGGAAACCTGAGACGGAAGCACAGGGCAAGATTCAAAGCCATGGGCCTTCCCTGTGGCATCTGTAAGGGTCGCCTGGGTGAAATCCATTATGATGAGCCGAGTGATGCGAAACATCCGCTTTCCTTCGTGATCGATGAGATCAAGCCGGTATCACGCTGGCAGGAGTTCGGTTATTCATCACCGGAGGCAGCTGCGAAGGACTGGAACAACCTGCAGCCAGCTCATTATTACTGTAATGCGCTTAAAAGCAACCATGTAGACGGCGAAAAGACGGCCCCTGTGCGTCCGATCAAGATGAAACCTATTCAAGACGGCGATTGGTAGCGAGCTGAGCCGCTCGAGGGTGGGGGGATGCCCCTCCGGGGGGCGGTTGGCTCTCCCCCACAGCCTAGCGCCGATTTACACACAGGCATTTTTTAGAAGGCCGGGGGGTATATGGACAGATTGGAAAAACTGAAGGCGCTGGAGAGTGATCTAGTGGATCAAATGAAGGCAGCGGATAGTAAAAGCTACGCGGCATTAGCGAAGCAATATCGAGAAACATTAAAAGAAATCGATGACCTAGAAAGAGCAGGTGATTCTGATGACGAAATCGGCGAGATCCTCGCGGAGCGAAAAGCTGATGGGAAGTCAGGAGCCGTCCGTTAGGGTCGCACCGGAATACATGGAGACGGATGGAGGGGATGCGGTCAAGGTTCTGAGGGCTGGCCACCTGTATCCCGATCCGTGGCAAGAAAACGTGCTGATGGACTGGATGGCTCGGGATGGAAATGACTGGGCGGCTCCATCATGTGGCTTATCCGTTCCGCGACAGAATGGAAAAACGTTGAATACATCCGGTCGTATTGCAGCCGGCATGATTCTATATAACGAGTGGGTGATTTATACGGCCCACCTGCAGAAAACAGCGACAGAGACCTTTATGGAGCTTCGTGGGCTGTTTGAATCAAGAGGACTCGTAAAACAGATAAAGGAAATTAAGGCAGCACTTGGACGTGAGCAGATTATCCTGAAGAACGGCGGGCGCTGCGTTTTTGTTGCCAGGACGCGAAACGGAGGCCGTGGACTTCACGGAGATCTGTTAGTGTTCGATGAGGCGCAGGAACTTACTCCGGAGCAACAGGCTTCGTTTCTCCCGGCACTTGCAGCCAGCAGAAACCCGCAGACGATTTATCTCGGAACGCCACCGGATGAGAATAGTGATGGTGGAGTATTTCGGAAGCTTCGGCAGAAGGCACTTGATGGTGAGACTGAAAAAGCTGCATGGTCAGAATTCTCGGTGCCGGAAATCGGCGATGTTTCTGATAAACAGAGATGGGCAGCCACGAATCCGGCATTAGGTCGACGGATACGACTCAGCACGATCGAATCCGAGTTCGAGCAGATGGATCAGGACACATTCGCACGGGAGCGTCTCGGATGGTGGTCTCCAGTGTATGAAGAGAGAATCGACTATGCCATCCCGAAAGATGTTTGGGATGCATGCAAGTCAGATCTTCCGAAGCCGGAAGGTAAGACGGCGTTCGGCGTGAAGTTTTCCGTCGATGGTTCAGAAGTATCGCTGTGCGGTGCTGTTATTCCGAAGGATGGACCGGCGCGGATTTCCTTCATTGATCGGAAATCAACGGCGGCTGGTATGAACTGGCTGGCGGACTGGCTGAATGAAAGATATGAAAAAGCATCATGTGTCGTTATCGACGGAAGAAACGGCGTGGATGTGCTGATCGATAAGATATCCGGCGTATGGAAGGCGAAGAACTCCATCATCCGGCCATCATCGAAGGATGTGATCAGCGCCACGAGCGAGCTCGTTAATAATCTGAATGAGCAAACAGTTACCTGGTTCTCTTTACAGGAAGGACTAAGAGATAGCGCATTGAGCTCGGTGAAGCGTCCGATCGGCGGCGGATGGGGCTTCGGCGGGGATGATTCGACACCGATCGAAGCGGCATCGCTTGCGCTCTGGGGCGCGAAGACATCGAAGAGAAACCCGAATAGAAAAATGAGGATTGGTTAATGTCTAATTTAAGTATTGCAGCGGGCTCTGTGAAAGGGCTTAAGCCTGAAGACCAGAATAAGCTTGCGGATCTGGTGAGTGTGCTGAACTTTCATCAGGTGAAAAATGGAGAGAAATCAAAATACTATGAGGGTCATGTACCTCTGTCCGAGGTGAATCTAGGTATCGCGCTCCCGAAGGAGCTGATGGGACTCGAAATCGGATGCGAGTGGGGTGCGAAGTGCGTCGATGTACTTGCCAGCAGATCTATGTTCGATGGCTTCGTAGGTACAGACGGAAATGATGCGACTGCGATGATGGAAATCGTAGAGCGCAATAATCTGATTTTCGAGTACATGAAGGCCTGCCGTGATGAGCTTAAATTCGGCTGCACATTTGCAACATTAAGCGCAGACGACGAACAGCACTGCCGGATCCGCTTCCACTCTCCGCAGACAGCTTCGGCATTATGGGACGGAGCGAAGGGGCGAATCGACTGCGGCCTGGCCATCATCGACACCGAGCGGGATGACACCAACAAGATGTGGATGCCGTCGCTGCTCAATATGTATACGGAGACGGATCTAATTGAACTCCAGAAGATTCAGGGCATTTGGTTCGCAACCTATCACCCGCATCGCATGGGTCGGCCTCTGATGGAGCCGATGATCTGGAATTCGACATCGAAGAAGCCATTCGGTCGGTCTCGTATCAAAGAGCCGGTTCGGAGATTAATCCAGGGATATGTTCGGACGGTGGCCAATGCGACCATTGGGCTCGAGTTTGCCACCTCACCGCAGAAGTACATTCTTGGTCTTACAGATGACCAGTACGATGTGGTGATCAGTGACAAGTTCAAGCAGTATGTCGGGTCTATCCTGGCTGCTACGACGAACCAGGACACCGGAGAAAATCCGACCGTCGGGCAGTTCCAGCAGGGCACCATCGAGCCGCATGTATCGATGATTCGATTACTGGCCACGCAGTTCAGTGCTGCGACCGGCTTATCTGTCACCGATACCGGCGTAATCAACGATGCGAATCCGACATCTTCGGATGCGATCCTCGCACAGTCTCAGACGCTGATAACGCTTGCCGAGCAGCTGAATGCCGGTAATGCCTCGGCACTCAAGACCATCGCACTGATGGCGGAAGCAATCGAGGCCAATAAGTCGTTCGATGAGCTCGATGAATCCGAAAAGGACATCATCGCGCATTTCAAGAACCCGGCAATGCCGTCCGTTGCAGTAACCGCAGATGCAGCCCTCAAGATTGCATCCGCACGACAGAACTTCGCCGGCACGGATACCTTCCTCGAGATGATCGGATTCGACCAGGCGGATATTCGCCGGATCAAGTCCCAGGAACAGCGGGTTAGAGGGCAGAAGATTCTAAGTGAGGAGCTTAGCGATGAAGATAACGAGTGATCAGTGGACCAACTATATCAAGAAGCTGTCAGCATTAAACAGTCGAGGGAGTGAGCTCGTTCAGGACTGGATTGATAAGCATGGCACGGAAGATGTAGATGCACTGATTGATTACTGCTATAAAGTTATCGCGCGGTACGGCACTGCATCGGCTGAGCTGACGGCTTCCATGTATGAGGCCATCGCACAGGCTGAAGAGGTATTTATACAGCCGGCAGAACATGCAGCCGTCGCAAGCTATGGAGATACGGCGAAGGCCGTGCAGGGCTCTTTACTTCAGTCCCCGAGTGGCCAGCTGGTAAAGCAGGCTGTCAGCAGACAGATCAAGTTGGCCAGCGCGGACACACTGGCAAAAAATGCACTCCGAGACGGCGCAGAATGGGCGTGGATTCCTTCGGGTGATACATGTCCGTTCTGCCTGATGCTCGCATCGCAGGGATGGGTAAAAGCATCCAAGAAGGCACTGAAAAACGGTCACTGTAAGCATATTCATGCGAATTGTGATTGCACGTATGCCGTCCGGTTCAGTCATGACACCGATGTGGCCGGATATGACCCTGCACGATATCTTGCGGACTACGAGGGCGCTGAGGGCAATAAGCCACGGGAGAAACTCAATGCTATGCGCCGGGAGCGCTATGAGGCCAATAAAGGCAAAATCAACGCCCAGAAGCGGGCCGCGTATGCGAAAAAACAAGATAGAATTGTCACAGGTGGTAGAAATCCATATAGTGACGAAGCTTCAAAGCATGCTGAACTTTATTACGAAGAAATACGCAAACGAAATAGTGATGTCTCTAAAATTGCGAAGAATACAGGATATTCAGAAAAAGAAATCAAAGAGATTAAAAGTTATATTTTCTATGAGAAACATGATCTTGGTAACGGAAAGGAAGAACTGTTTTATCCAGATTATATGATGGCTGAATCATGGAGACGATTACAAGAAGGTGCGCCACTTCCACATGATTTAACTTTACTGAAGCATGAAAAACTCGAAAAAGAATATATGATTAACGGATATTCGCAATATGACGCACACATTTTAGCCTCAAAGAGTTATAATTACTCTAAGGAGGCAAGAGAGTATTATGATTCAATTAAAAAACATCGAAAAGAACAGTAATACGATTCAGTGTTTGATTATTCCTGAAGATAGTAAAGAACCGGGCACTGTGAATGTTGATTTGTCAAACGATTCTTTTGAATACGCTCTGCCAGATGGATATGAGTGGTGTGAAAGCCATGTACATCATGCCGTTCGTGCACTTATAGATATGGCTAAAAGCAATTCTTTGGTGAAAGAAAAGTTAATTATGTGGTGCTGACGCAGGAGACATAAATGGCAAAGGATGACTATTATGTGATCGTTTATAAAATATTGGCATATCTTTACTGTCAGCTGAAGCAGGACCAGGCAATTGATGAACAGATGCTTGCCTATGATGGTAAGCTCTTTAAAATTAATCGAGGTTACTGGCTGTATATCTTCGAGCATATGATTAAGCAGGGCTATATAGAAGGCCTGTGCATCGAAAAAGCATGCGGAAGAGAGCCGATTATTTTAGGCTGGGATTCATGCAGGATCACGCCGGAGGGAATCGCATACCTGATAGACAATTCACTGCTTGAAAAAGCAAAACAGTTTTTAAAAGACATTAAAAGCATAACACCGTTCATTTAAGCACTCAGAAATGGGTGCTTTTTTGATACATAAATTTACGTGACGGCCACGGTAAAGGCCGGGAAAGGACCATAACATGGCTGAGAATGAGAACAAGGACAAAAATGAACCTGAGGTTAAGGAACCACAGGGCGGGCGCACGTTCACGCAGGAAGAGATGAATGCAATCATCGCCGATCGGCTGAATCGAGAGCGCTCGAAGTACGCAGATTACGACACACTGAAGACGAAGGCCGAGCAGTTCGATGCGGCACAGGAAGCCGGAAAGACAGAGCTGCAGAAGGAAACGGATCGAGCGAATGCACTGCAGGCGAAACTTGATGCGATGAATAAGGCCACGGAGCTCAGGAATATCAGGGAGAAGGTTTCTAAGGATACCGGAGTCCCGACCGATCTGTTATCCGGAGACACAGAAGAAGCATGTTCGGATCAGGCAAAGGCCATTCTGGCATTTGCGAAGACCGGAAACTATCCGAAGGTCAAGGATGGCGGTGAGACTCATCCGCCGGTTATGACGAAGGACGAGATTCTTGCGATCAAGGATGAGCGCAAGAGAATCAAGGCAATCGAAGATAACATCGATTTATTCAAATAAGGAGTATTTTTATGGCAGATTACGCAATCCAGGCGCATGCGCAGGATATTAATTTCGTAGCGAAGTTTGAAACAGATCTTCATAACCTTCTCGCTGTTCTCAGCAAGGAGAATGTTGAGGTCATGGCACCGGGCACCGCGCTCAAGACGTATAAGACTTCCGGAACACTCTCGGCGGAGACTGTTGCCGAGAAGGCACTTATTCCGGATTCCGGTATCACGGTAGACGATGGCACGCTCGTAGAGCTCGTATATAGCAAGTATAGAAACATGGTCGGCATCGAGTCCGTCGGTAAGAAGGGCTATTTTGTCGCCGTTGGTGGTGCCAACACCGCCCTGCTCAAGCAGATCCAGGCGGCCGTTCGTAAGACGATCTTTGATGGTCTCGCTGTCGGAACCGGTAAGGATACGGCTGCAACTTTTCAGATGAAGGTTGCGAAGGCAGCTGCATACGTTTCCAAGAAGTTCGAGGATGAGGCGCACACTCCGGTGTTCTTCGCATCTCCGGATGATGTTTATGGCTACCTCGGCGAACATAACGTAACGCTCGAGCAGAATTTCGGTCTCTCTTACCTCCAGAACTTCATGGGCATCGGTAACGTGATCGTAGATTCGAACGTGAAGGCCGGCACCGTATACGGTACTGCGACCGAGAACCTCAACATCGTGGCCGCGGACATCAAGGCGATCCCAGGCATGGAGCTTACTACCGACGAGTCCGGTATCATCGCCGTTCACAACAGCGCGAAGTATGAGAATGCAGCGCTCGAGACCGTTGCTTATACCGGCCTCAAGGTATATCCGGTTTATGCGGATCGTATCGTCGCTGTCACTACCGCGGGCTGATGAGAGTCGTCGCAAACATTCCGTTTGACGATTTAATCGAGGGCGTTCATCGGGAAACCGGTGAGCGCTTTTCGTGTGAAGCGGACAGAGCGGAATATCTTAGAAAATGCGCGATTGTGGAGATCCTCGGCGAAGACTCGGAGCCGGAGAAGCCAGCAAGAGCGAGAAGCAGAGCACAGAAGAGGTAAAGGATGGCATACGCAACTATCGAAAATATTCAGGCGCGGATTTTAAGAGTGCTGAGCTCTGAGGAAATATCTGTTGCGACTGCATTGGCGGATAGTGCGGCGGTCTATATCGATGCCTATAACAAAAATGCAAGCGAGGATGCGAAGCGCGAGGTCACGATCAATATGGTGGTGCGTGCTGCCGGAAGCAATGACGGGAGCAACATCCCGATCGGAGCGACGCAGGGGTCTGTCGGTGCGATGGGCTACACGCAGTCGTGGACCTTCGGAAGTGGTTCCACCGGTGAGCTCTATCTTAGCAAGATGGATAAGAAGCTGCTCGGTGTTTCGAACAAGATCGGATCGTACAGTCCGCTGGAAGGGTTATGAAATGATTAAGGGAATTACGGTTAGGCTGCATGAGAAGACGCGGATCGGCGTCGATGAGTTCAATGCTCCGGTCTATCAGGAGAATGAAATCGAGGTTGATAACGTGCTGGTGGGTGAGCCATCAGAGGAAGAAATAAAGAGTGCGCTCGAGCTCTATGGTTCCCGAATCGTTTATATGCTGGCGGTTCCAAAGGGCGATACGCATGAATGGAAAAACGCAGATGTTGAGTTTTTCGGGCGCAGGTTCCACGTGATCGGCGACATCACACAGGGAATCGAGGAGAATATACCGCTCGCCTGGAATAAGAAGGTCAAGGTCGAGGCGTATGGTTAAATTCGAATTAAATTCTAAGGGTGTGGTTGAGCTGCTCAAATCTTCGGAGATGGATGCCGTTCTAAGTGAGAAGGCAGCAGCCATTCAAGGGCGATGTGGCGACGGGTACGAGGTAGAAACCGCCGTCGGACGCGACCGAGTGACGAAGTTTGTCAAAGCGGACGGATTCATGGCGCGTTTGGATAATTACAAGAACAATACTCTTCTGAAGGCTATGGGTGGATAGAATGATTGAAAAAATTGTACTTGATTATCTGAAAAGCAAGATGGATGTGCCGGTCGTGCTCGAGATTCCGCCGGCTCCACCGGAGAAGTTCGTTTTGATCCAGAAAACAGGGTCCTCTGTTGAGAATTTCTTATACAGTGCGACGCTTGCATTGCAGTCGTATGCAGCCAGCAAGTACGAGGCTGCCGTTTTAAATGAGCTTGTGAAGAGCTCAATGGATGCACTTCCTGCATCCGTAGATGATGTTACAAAGTCAAAATTAAATTCAGACTACGATTTCACGGACGCAACCTCGAAGCGCTATCGCTATCAGGCCGTTTATGATGTAGTCCATTACTAAGGAGGTCTATAAATGGCGAATAAAGCAGATAATGTTACGTCCGGAAAGCCTGCCGTAGCTGGTGCGATTTATCGTGCGCCACTGAGCGCAAAGGTCCCGACCGATGCGACGACAGCGCTTGATACAGCATATAAGCCGCTCGGTTATATTTCCGAGGACGGTCTTACAAATTCGAACTCTCCATCGTCTACCGACATTAAGGCATGGGGCGGAGATATCGTTTTAACTCTTCAGACAGATAAGCCGGATACGTTTAAGTTTAAGCTGATCGAGGCGCTGAATGCTGACGTGATCAAGACGATTTACGGAGAGGATAACGTTACGGTCACAAACGACAGTGGAAACACCGGCAAGGTGAAGACCATCGCGGTAAAGGCCAATTCGAAGGAAATGACCGATTCCGTTTATGTCGTTGAGATGGTGCTTCGAAAGGGCATCCTCAAGAGGCTGGTTATTCCGTGCGGAAAGATCACCGCGCTGGAGGATATCAACTATAAGGATAACGATGTTACCGGCTATGGTGTGACCGTCACCGCAACACCGGACGCAAACGGCAATACTCATTACGAGTATTTATCTATGTAAGTAAGGAAGGGTAAACGATATGTTACGTGGCAAGACATCAACCGGATTCGAGTACTTCGTGAACGATTCCGCACTCGATGACTGGGATTTACTGGAAGATCTGAACGCCGTGGATGCCGGAAACTATCAGAGGATTATTCCGGCAGCACACAAGATGCTCGGCGAACGGCAGCTTGAAAAGCTCAAACGGCACTGCATGAAAGACGGGCGTGTGACATTTTCCGCAGTTTGTAAGGAAATCGCGGAAATCATGAACTCAGAGCCGAAAGTAAAAAAATCCTGATCCTCGCCAACATGATCCAGGTGGATGAGGATGCCCTTATCTGCGATTTAGCAGAAACATATCATATTTACCGATACAGGTCGCTTCCATGTACATTGGTGGCGACCTTTTCTGTTGGACTAAGGGAAAACTCCAGGATCAAATTAAAACTCGGCGGCCTGAAGGCATCGGTCGAAACGCTGCTTCTGGCGAGAATCGTAGATAATACCGCGCTCAGCACATGGCTCAATACAAAGGACGGACTGGATGGAACGAATCGACCGGAATCTGTTTTTGACGCTATACAGAACGCTGGAGAGCGAAAAGAAAAGGATTTTATCGTCTTCCAGGATGCGGAAGACTTCGAGCGCATGCGTGCGGAGCTGCTAAGAAAGGGGCATGAATGGCAACAGAATTAGGTAAGGCATATGTCCAGATTGTTCCTTCAGCGGAAGGTATCAAGGGCTCGATCACGAAGGTGCTCGGAGGTGAGTCGGCAGAGGCTGGCACGAAGTCCGGTGAGTCGATCGGTACTTCGTTAGTCGGAAAGCTAAAGGGCATCATCGCGGCAGCTGGTATCGGGGCAGCGGTAAAGACTGCACTGGATGCCGGTGGCGCACTACAGCAGTCCTTCGGTGGTCTCGATACACTCTATGAGGAGGCATCCGGAGCGGCGAAGAAATATGCAGCGGAAGCGGCTTCGGCTGGAATCTCTGCGAATACATACGCTGAGCAGGCTGTATCGTTTGGCGCAGCACTTAAGCAGTCGTTTAAGGGCGATGTTGTGAAGGCGGCAGAAGCCGCAAACCAGGCGATTCTTGATATGGCGGATAACTCCGCAAAGATGGGTACAGACATCGGTTCGATCCAGAATGCATATCAGGGATTTGCGAAGGGCAATTTTACGATGCTCGATAACCTGAAGCTTGGTTATGGTGGCACGAAGGAAGAAATGCAGCGGCTGATCGATACGGCCAATAAGCTGAATTTGCAAAAGGGAATCATCTCAAATTATTCGATCGATAGCTTCGGTGATATAGCTGCAGCAATTCACGTTGTACAGGATGATCTAAAAATCGCAGGCGTGGCGGCAGGTGAAGCAGAAACAACTTTCACCGGCTCATTCGGCGCGATGAGGGCAGCCGCTGAAAATCTGATGGCCAACATGACACTGGGCGAGGATGTGAAGCCGGCACTTACACAGCTGGTGAAGTCGACGGGTGATTTCCTTTTCGGGAATCTGATCCCGATGGTCGGAAACCTGGTGATGGCCATCCCCGGCGTGGTCTCTGGTCTGATGACGGAAGCTATACCGCAGATGATGACATGGATTCCGTCGATGTTTGCATTTCTGAAGGGCGATACGATTTCGAGATGGCTCAGTGCCGGAACCGAGATGATCAGCAATCTGGCGAGCGGATTCTTTTCGAATCTGCCGACGATGCTCGATACCATTTCGCAGGTTCTCACAGAGGGAGTGGAGTACATCATCAAGAATGCATCTCTGTTTCTGGATTCCGGTATGCAGCTGCTCAGCAACATCGCGACCGGCTTCATGAACAACTATCCGCAGATCATGCAGGCCGTCGGGAACATGCTCGCGAATGTGATCTCGCTGATCGGCCAGAATCTTCCACAGTTCATGCAGAAGGGTGTGGAATTCATCGGCCAGATGGCGCAGGGGCTTATAAATAACCTTCCGACCATCCTGAGTGGTATCGCGGATGTGCTTGCGAGAGTGATCGCCGCGATTGCTTCGAATCTGCCGAAGTTCCTTCAGAAAGGTATCGAACTGATCGGAAAGATTGCAGCCGGTATTATCCAGGCGATTCCGACCGTAGTAGGAAAGATTCCACAGGTGATTTCGGGCATCGTGAACGCATTCGGTAAATACAACTGGGGCTCGATCGGTACGAATCTCATCAAGGGAATCGCGAAGGGTGTCACAAGCGCGGCGGGTCTGATCAAGGATGCAGCATTGTCAGCAGCCAGGAAGGCGTTCAATGCGGTGAAGGGATTCTTCGGTATCGCATCGCCGTCGAAGCTGATGGCGAACGAGGTCGGTAAATATATTCCGGCTGGTATCGCGATGGGTATCGAAAAGAACACGAAGCCGATTACCGACGCGATGCATGACATCACGGACATGACAGAAACCGCATTCGGAATGAACTCCAGTGCATTCGGTACTGGTTACAATGCGTATGCTCCAGCGTATGCCGGTGCAGCAGGGACCACCATCAATGTATACGGAGCAGAAGGCCAGAGCACACGGGAAATCGCTTATCAGGTGGCTGACATCATTAACTCGGATGTGCGAAGGAAGGGAAGCGTATGGTCGTAAAACATTATTTTTCAATCGATGGCGTACCGTGCACGAACTTCGGATTTTTCGTATCAAACACGAATCAGTTCGATACGCCTGAGCGTGATGTGTCCATCGTTGAGGTGCCAGGCCGAAACGGAACACTGAGCATCGATAACGGAAGATTTAAGAACATCACGCGAGAGTACGATGTATACGTACAGGGCGACATTCGAACGAGTATCCGCGAATTATCTGCATTCATGTCCTCCAAGAGAGGGTATCGACGCATCGAGGATACATTCGACGAACAGACCTATATGCTGGCACGTGCCTCGAGTGGTATCAAGGTCACAGACAGCGACCGAAAAGGCGCAGCGTTCACAATCTCGTTTGACTGTGATCCGCGCCGGTTCTATAAGAGCGGCGAAAACATCATCCTGCTCGAGAAGAGCGGGGCGATTTTCAACCCGACGTATTTTAGTTCCAAGCCTCTGATCAGAGTATACGGAACCGGAACGATCACGATCAATGGCGTGGCGATCAAGGTCAATAAAACGGACAGCTATACCGACATTGATTGCGAGCGCATGGACTGCTACAAGTCCGGCGTGAACTGTAACGGAAATGTGACGCTGACAGATGGCAAGTTCCCCGAGCTTTCGCAAGGTACGAGTGACATCGTTCTGAGCGGAATCGCTCGAGCTGAGATAACCCCGAGGTGGTTCACGATATGATTCCTATTTTATTTAAATCAGACGCGACGGATTTCACTACGAACGGCATCGGCAGACTCGCGGACGCGATCAGCTGCACGGTGAAAGAAGAGCGTAATGGCCAGTATGAATTGGAAATGCAGTATCCGATGGATGGCCAGTATTACAGTGAGATCAGAACATCGAGCATCATCGCGGTGGTTCCGTATGATGGTGCGAAGATCCAGGCGTTTCAGGTCTATAAGATCTCGAGAGCGCTCGGCGGGCGGGTGACGATCAACGCCCAGCACATCAGTTATCGGCTAAACTGGATTCCGGTCATGCCGTTCAGTGCGTCGAGTCTCGCGGATACGCTGGCAAAGATCAAGGTAAATTCCGCGGAGAATAATCCATTTACATTCGATGCCGATTTCACTTCAACGGTTTCGTGTGGGATCACGATTCCGACCGGATGCAAGTCCGTGCTGGGCGGTGTGGATGGTTCCGTCCTCGACACCTACGGCGGGGAATATGAATGGGATAACTTCACGGTTAAGCTGCACAGAAACCGCGGAAGCGAGAAGCCGATCACGCTGCTGTATGGGAAGAACATCACCGATCTGACACAGGAAGAGGTGATTTCGAACACCTTTACCGGCGTTTGTCCGTACTGGTCAGCGACAGATAACAATATTACGGTAACACTGCCGGAGAAGGTTATCAGTGTAGAAGAAGCGGTGAATTTTCCATTCCATAGAACGAAGGTCGTTGATTTCAGTGACCAGTTCGATGAGCAGCCGACCATCGAGCAGCTGCGTGAGGCGACGACGGAATACATCGAGGCGAATAACATCGGTGTGCCGGATGTCAGCATTGAAGTCAGCTTTATCAATCTCGCCGGTACCGATGGCTATGAGGATGCCGCTCCGCTCGAGACTGTTCAGCTCGGCGATACCATCTCGGTTTATTTCGAGAAGCTCGGCGTGCAGACACGCGCGAAGGTCATCGGTTACGAGTACAACGTACTGACCGAGAAGTATGAAAATGTAAGCATTGGCACATCGAGGAGCACGCTGGCCAGCACGATCGTTGAGCAGGGCAAAGCCGCCGAGGAGATGGCGCGGAATGCTGTCAACACGGCGAACAAGGCGACGGAATGGCTCACGAACGGCAAGGGCTATGTGATGGCCGTCAAGAATAAAGACGGAAGTTGGAAAGAGCTGCTTTTCTTAGATCAGCCGACGACGGCAGCAGCGACGAAGGTTTTACGCATCAATGAGAACGGCATCGGGTTTGCTGGAGGATCCGCCGGCACGTTCGATTCATGGGTATATCACCAGGCGTGGACGCTGGACGGTGAATTTACGACAGGCGGAAATAATAATTCGCTCGGCAGTATTCGGGTATTAGATGAGGCTGGCCGTGAAATTGTCAGCATCGATAACATGGGCATCGTATGCACTACGTACGAAGGCGATGTTGAAAAATATAAGGTCAGCATGAACAGCGATGCCGGCGTAATCGTAGAGTCTGCAACAGATGGGCAGTATTCACAGCTCGCCCAGGATGGCCTGATTGTGGTTACACAGGATTCTGAGTTTAATGAGACGGCCACAATCGGAAGTGGTTCAATGACCTATTACAATAAAAATAATCCGAATGCAGGAAGCAACATAACGCCGGATGTTGTTGAAGTGTATGACTCATCGAATACAACACAGGTTCAGCCGGATGGAATATACACCAATGGCGTGAAGCTCGAAACCAGTACGAACGGCTGGAGCGGATACTTTACCACCCACGATTACCCGACCGGAAAGCTGCAGCTTACATTCGAGAACGGCGTTTTGATAAATGTCGATGATGGTTCATAAAGGAGCGATATGGTTACACAGACAATAAACTTAAATCTGATTCCGGGCGGTGTGCCTCCGGTGATCAATGTGAATCAGTACGACATCGGAAACGCTACGCTGCTTCTGAAGCTCCATAATGGTTTTTCAGAGTTCACGGTACCGAAATCCGCATCCGTCACGCTGGTAGGTACGAAGCCGGATAACACCGGATTCGTTTATGCAGCGGAATCGGTCAGCGGCAGCCTGGCCACCGTAAATGTGACCCAGCAGATGACCGCGCTGGCCGGCGATGTGATGTGCGAGCTTCGGATCCGAAACGAGGGAGCCGGTGCGAACAGCGAAGAGACCGGCCACAGCGATCACGAGAATATCGGAACCATAAACTTCATTCTCCGCGTCGAAAGGGCAGCATTGTCCGACGATACGGTGATTTCGAAGACGGACATCCCGCTGATCGAGCAGGTCATCGATGTTTCGAAGAACTTCATGGGCTACGTTCAGGAGACGCGGGACAATGCAGCGACCTCGACGACGATGGCAAAGACCGCCGTCAATGCGATGGAGGCAGCAGCTGAGAGCGAGAAGAATGCAAAGGTCTATAACGACAACGTGGTGCAGCTGGCCGATGGCATCAGTAAGGCGACGGGTGCGGCCAACACGGCAGCAGAGAACGCGAACAATGTTACGAAGGTCATACAGAGCAAGCTCGACAAGGGTGAGTTCGTCGGACCTCAGGGGCCGAAAGGCGACACCGGAGCACAGGGCCCGAAGGGTAATACTGGAGCGACAGGAGCTGCTGGCGCGACAGGTGCAACCGGAGCAACCGGACCTCAGGGCCCTCAGGGGCTGAAGGGTGATACAGGTGCGCAGGGACCACAGGGCGAGGTTGGACCACAGGGCCCGATCGGCGCGACTGGTCCTGCAGGTGCGAAGGGTGCGACGGGTGCCACGGGTGCGACCGGTGAGCGTGGTCCTCAGGGACCGACTGGAGCGACTGGCCCGCAGGGCGTACAGGGATTGACCGGAGCCAAGGGCGAGACCGGAGCGACTGGACCGGCAGGACCAACAGGACCACAGGGCCCGGCAGGCGTGAAGGGTGATAAGGGCGCAAAGGGTGACAAGGGCGATACTGGCCCGCAGGGACCTCAGGGGCCGGCGGGTGAGTCCGGTGTAACAACTCCGGCTGCGAACATGGTCACATTTGCGTATGATCCGACAGACGGACATTTATATGCGTATTCGGCGACGGATGCCACGGGAGCGTATGAGTACGATGCGACGACCGGACATCTTTACTATGTAACGGAGGGCTGAGAATGAGAATTGATTTGGGATATATTAAGGGCGCGAAGGGCGATAAGGGCGACACCGGCGCGAAGGGAGCCACCGGCCCACAGGGTGAAGTCGGTCCGCAGGGTCCTATCGGTAAGACTGGGCCTCAGGGTCCGCAGGGTCTCAAGGGTGATACTGGAGCAACCGGAGCAACCGGCCCCAAAGGTGCCACTGGCCCACAGGGTCCACAGGGATTAAAGGGCGATACTGGCGCGAAGGGTGATAAGGGTGACACTGGTTTGACAGGTCCGACAGGACCGCAGGGCCCCAAGGGTGCCACCGGCGCGACCGGCCCACAGGGTCCACAGGGTGATGTAGGCCCACAGGGTCCGAAGGGAGCAACCGGCGCGACCGGTGCCACAGGCCCGCAGGGCAAGCAGGGCCCGCAGGGATTACAGGGCATCCAGGGCGTGAAGGGCGATACTGGCCCGAAGGGAGCAACCGGCGCGACCGGACCGCAGGGTCCTGCCGGCACGATCAAGGTCGGATCAGTGACCTCTGCATCGTACGGAAACGCTCCGAAGGTTACGAATTCCGGCACCTCAACGGCTGCCGTTCTCGATTTCGTCATCCCGCAGGGTGCGCCAGGTGAAACAACCGCAGACGTTTCGGAGCTCACCGCGAACTTCATCACCGAGAGCACTGCATCCTATCCGACCTATACGACCACAGAAAAGATGAAGGTGATCCTAGGAAAGATTAAGAAATACCTCGCGGATCTGAAGAGCAACGCGGCATCCCTCGCCTCGAAGATCACCGCAGCGGAGAAGAATATCACGAACATTCAAACGGATGTGGCGGGTAAGCTCAATAAAACCGATGTGATCGCAAATCTGACTGCTACAACGTCGGGCAAGGCCCTCGACGCCACACAGGGCAAGGCTTTACAGGATCAGATCACTCAGTTAAATAGTGAACTCGTAACAGGAACTAATTGGAGCAATATGCAATACTTTTTTTATAAAAAGCAGGGTGCGAACGTCTTCATTCGACGTAATG